CTACAAGAAAAACCCTAAAGCTCGGAAGAAACGTCTTACCCAGCAGAAGGCATACAACAAAACTAAAAGAGGTCTAGCAATTAGAGTCAATGCAAACAAACTTAATAGAAAACTTGGAACATATGGCAACCGTGACGGAATGGATGCCGCCCATTATAAGGGTAGTAAAACCAAAGGCAGAAAACAAAAGCCATCTATTAACCGAAAAAGCAGAACTAAAAAATGACTCCATTACTACCTAACCCTGATCACTACTTACACAATTTAATAACGATGACAAGTTCAGATTCAAAACGGCTCTGGAGAAGAGCTATCAAAGAGCACTTTAATTGTCAATGCGTTTATTGCGGAGAATTTCATGAATTACACAATCTTACAATCGACCATGTACGCCCAAAATGCAAAGGTGGGCGAGATATTACGACGAATGTTGTACCCTCATGTCGACGATGTAATCAGGAAAAGGGTAGTAAAAACTGGAGGGACTGGATGAGGTCGACATTCGGTATTACAGACAGAGAGCGTACAATTTTATCACACATTAACTAATGTCATTTTCAGAATATAGAGCCGCCGGTAATACAAATGATCCTAAATTAAGATTAGAGCAGTTAGAAAAATCAGTACAGAAATATGGTTATAATGTACCAAACATAGACGGCTATGAACAATTTGGCACGAGGTTTGGAACAGATTTTATTAGAGATAATTTAAGCATATTTCCTAAGCTTAAAGGACGTCATACAAAGGCAAAAGATTTTAGATTATTTGCACTAAGAGATTATAAAAGCAAGTATGCTAACACAAGAAAATTTAATCCAGAAACTAAGAAATACGAGTTATTTGATACACGTACTAAAACATTTTTTGACAAAGAAAATGCTCTTGAATATATAGATACTAAAAATAGTGAGGCTGCAAAAGTTCATTATCAAAACATTTATGGTACTGAAACACCAGAAAAGGATATTAAGTATTTAAAAGAGTTAGTAAAGCTTGACAAAAAAGGTATATTTGAGCAAGGAGATTACAAAGATATTCAAAACTATAAAAATGTTTTTAATCGAGCTAACTTACAAATAATAGAAGGTGAAGGCATAGCTGTAGGAGACAAAAAGGAACAAGAAGCATATAATAAAAAAGTAGAAAAGGTGAATGAACTTAAAATAGGCACAAGCTATAAGAAAAAAGAAAATGCAGAACTAGAATACAAGATTAATCAAGCTGTTACAAATAAAGAAGAAGATCCTATTAATCTTAAAGACGTTAGTGCAACTAGCGGTTACGTAGATATGAGACGTAAGCAACTAGAAATAGATAAACGGTTTAACACTAGCGGAAGCGGAGTTGTATACTAATGGACGAAGACTTTAAAAGAAAGTTAATAGGAGTTACTACTGAAGTAGGAGGTGGTATAGGTACAGACCTAGCCACTTCACCTTTATTAATGATGGGCCCGTTGGGTATAGCTGGCTATGTTGCTGGTAATGCTTTTCAAGGTAGTTTTACTAACTATCAAGTTCAGAAGTATATTAACCCAGACGAAGATGTTAACTGGGGAGAAGTTGCAGTATCAGGATTATTTGGTGCGATACCCTTTATGGATCTACCAGCAAAGGCAAAATATGCTAAATATTTAGGCAGACCCGGTACACTTAAACGAGCTATAGCAGGCGGTTCTATTATAGGACCCGCACAGCAACAAATACTTAAAGCTTATGAGAAAGGTGAGTTTTTAACACCAACTGAAGCCGGTTTATCTATCGGAATTGGTGGTGCAACTGGTGGTGTCCTTAAAATTGGCGGCGATAAACTTGCAAAAAGCTTACTAAAACAAGTTCCAAAAGAGTCTTTATCACAAAGAACTCAACGCAGAATGAATCAACTGTTTAACCCTAGTCTAAAAAATAAAATGCGGGACAGACTAGCTAAAATGGGTTTGATAGATCCTGACGGTAAGGTTACAATAACTGAACTTGATAAGCGTGAATTAGGTAAATCACGTGTATACTGGGAAAAAATAACTGAGCCTAGAATAGCTGCGTTAGTTAAAGAGTTTGGTGGTACACCTGAGCAAGCTGCTACTATATTTGCTCAACAAAAGATAGCATGGGGTAAGCAGAAGTCTGCTGCTACATGGTTAAACAAGTATTTTAAAGCTCTTACTACTGAACTAGATGCTGAAGGTGTACCTATTAATGAAGTAGTTTTAGGTCAATCACCGAATGGTAGGGTTAGATTCGTTGAAAAAGGATCACCTAACAGCTATCCACAGGCATTTGAGGTAGATCATCGTAGAGCTGTTCAAGAAATGCGTGAATTAGGTATACCACTTGGATTAGGAGCTAATTTTGACGATAATTTAGAGATCATATTGTCAGTATTTAACAGAGCTAAAAACAATATTGGTAATCCTAGTTTACCAGCTGAATTTTCTGAAGCATTAGGTCTGAGTACAACTCTTAGAGACATGGTAGGTAAATATTATATGAGCCGATTAGCAACTAAAACTCTTGATATACCACAAGTATATAAAAATAGAGCACTTAAAGATATGCTTGAAGATTTACAGACTCAATTATCTAAAGCAGCGGCTGAAGGACGTGATGTATCACCTGTTGATATTAAAAACTGGGCTAGAGAAGCAGCAAGAAGAGAAGTTGACTACTGGAAAGGCTTTGGTCAACCTTTACAAGAAGCTTTAGAAAAGGCTACTGAAACAGCACCACCTGATATACAAAGACAAATAGATGCAGATAGATGGGCTGGTAATGTCGACCCTGACACAAGATGGGAAGAGTTACAAAGAATGGGTATACTTGATTATTTAACACCATCATTTCTTAAAAAGTATAGAAAAGCAGCTGAGAAGTTTATTAACACTAAGAGAGGTTTAAGAGCAAGACCTAAGAAGAAATACTACATAGATCCAAATGACTAATAGTTTACAGTTATTAAGACAAGACTTTAAAATGTTTCTACAGGCACTCTGGCACGAGCTAGGGTTGCCTGCACCTACGAGGGCACAATATGCAATCGCAGACTACTTACAAACCGGACCCAAGAGACTCCAGATTCAAGCTTTTCGAGGTGTTGGTAAATCTTGGATTACTGGTGCTTTTGTGTTATGGACACTCTTTAATGACCCAGAAAGAAAGATCATGATTATCTCTGCGTCGAAAGAACGTGCAGATAACATGTCTATCTTTTTACAGAAACTTATTATAGAAACACCATGGCTAAACTTTTTAAGACCAAAGAGCGACGACAGCAGATGGTCAAGAATTTCCTTCGACGTAAACTGCTCACCTCATCAGGCTCCATCCGTGAAGTCTGTAGGTATTACTGGTCAGTTAACGGGAAGCAGGGCAGATCTGATGATTTTGGACGACGTAGAGGTCCCGGGCAACAGTATGACGGAGTTGATGCGTGAAAAACTACTACAACTATGTACTGAAGCGGAGTCGATCCTTACCCCGAAAAGTGATTCTCGTATTATGTATCTCGGGACTCCTCAGACTACTTTTACTATTTATCGTAAGCTGGCAGAGCGTTCGTATCGTCCCTTTGTTTGGCCCGCAAGATACCCAAGAGGAAACAATATTACCCAGTACGAAGGACTTTTAGCACCAGAAGTACAGGCAGATATAGATAACGGAGCAGAAGAATGGGCTCCTACAGATGATCGGTTTACAAATGATGATTTACTTGAAAGAGAAGCGTCCATGGGTCGATCTAACTACATGTTACAGTTTCAATTAGACACAAGCCTATCAGATGCAGAAAAATTCCCACTTAAGATGGCAGATCTCATTGTTACTAGCGTTAATCCTGATACTGCACCCGAAAACGTTATATGGTGCTCAGATCCAGCCAATGTCATTAAAGACGCACCCACAGTTGGATTACCGGGGGACTATTTCTATTCACCTATGCAACTGCAAGGGAATTGGGAAGAATATGACGAAACCATTTGTAGCGTTGACCCATCAGGAAGGGGTACAGACGAAACAGCGGCTTGTTATCTATCCCAACGCAACGGAATCATCTATTTGCATGAAGTGCGAGCCTACAGAGACGGGTACAGTGATAATACCTTGCTCGACATCCTTAGAGGATGTAAAAAGTACAATGTATCAAGCTTGGTTATCGAAACAAACTTTGGAGATGGAATCGTAAGTGAATTATTTAAAAAACATCTTATTCAGACAAAACAAAACATATATATTGAAGAGGTACGAGCAAATGTCCGCAAAGAGGACCGGATTATTGACAGTCTTGAACCTGTCCTTAACCAGCATCGTCTTGTTGTTGATCGTGGGGTTATTGACTGGGACTATAGGTCAAATAAAGACAGTGCACCTGAAAGTCGGCTCCTCTATATGCTCTTTTACCAGATGAGTCGTATGTGCCGTCAAAAAGGTGCAGTGAAGCACGACGACAGATTAGACTGTCTAGCTCAAGGTGTGAAGTATTTT